GGCGACAGCTTTCTAAACCCATCGAACCCAAATTATGTCTTCCGTCCTGACAGCAAAGTCAGCATGGGCGTCCGTGGTCTTGGAGAGTCACTGTCAGAAAGTGTCGTACTCAAGCGTGTCACCAGAGATGGCAAACAGGTGTACGAGGCGGTCGCAGAGACGGGTGCCGGTCGATCTGTTGGTGCGGCGGCTGTAAAGTCTAGCGAGATGGCTAAACGTGGCGCATTGATGGGCCAAGGCGTTGCCCGTGCTGGTGTCAAAGCAGTTGGTGCTGCCGGTCTTGCTGCCGTCACAAAGACGGTAGGTCGCGCATCGCCTCTCATTCGTGGCATGACGTCCAACAGTGGCACGTTCCGAGACATCACGTCTCAACTGTACAACCGTGGTGGGATGATTGACGAGGCCGCTGAAGCTGGTGTGGCTACCAGATCGATGGAAGAAGTCGCAACGAACCGCATCATGACCTTCCGAATGGAAATCTTGGGGCCGGTCAACGAGGCTTTCGAAAAGCTACGTTTTGACATGGCGGGTGCTGACGCTGGTCGCTTGCGGAGCGCGAAAGAAAAAGCCGCCGATCTTGGGGCCAATCTTAAAGGTCTAGCGTCCGACGTCGCAGCGGGACCAATGGCGTCCGGTGAAGCCAAAGCCGTTGAGCAAACTACTAGTGCCATCAGCAAAACCGAGTTCGAAGACATCATTGCGGCAGCGGCACATGAAGACATTGATGATCTAATGATTTCCAATTTGGAAGAACGCTTTGGTGCCAATGGCGCACAGACGGTGATCCAACGCGCCAAAGAGCAAGCTAATGTTCTGCACGACTACAATTTGCGTCTGGAAGACGAACTGGTTGAACTCGGTATGATGACCGAAAAGGAACGTCTGGGTCGCAAGTTCGTGTCGCCACAATTGTGGGACGGCAAGGCTATTAGACGCAGTCCGATTGCGGCTCGAAACTTCTTCATGCAACTGTTTGCAGACGATCCGACAGAAGAGTTTCTTGAAGCAACTTTTGGGATGACCAAAGAACAATTTGGAAAGCTTGGTGTCGAAGACGTCACGGTCAAGAATTCGGATGGTGAACCGACTGTATATACGGTCGAACAAGGTGCTACCGCTAAGAACGAAATACTGGGCGAGTGGACCGGCGACCTCTACCGGACTGACCTAAAGAAACTCCAGAAGATGGAAGAGGACGCCGATTTAGAAGCGACTGCATCGCGAAAAGAAGCTGTAAGAGCCGCTGCCGAGTTTAGGTCTACCAACTTCGACATCATCAAAGCGTCAGTCAAAGAAGCAAAAGACATTCTGCTAGAGCAAATAGCAAAACGCGATCAGCGCAAATTGAACCGTGACAATCGCAAGGCCAAGAATGATCGTATGCTGGACGAACTCCGAAAGCTGGAAGCGGAAGCCAAGCAGCGTCAGCGTGATATCGACCAGATGGTCAAGACCGGACGCCCAGGACAAAAGATACGTCTGCAAGCTGAAGAAACCGTCAAGGAAGCTAAAGCACTACTCGACATGGTGAACTACCGTGGTCAAACAGCGACTAAAAAAGAAGTGCTAGACGCTGAAGCAAACCTGACGGCGGCTGACATCGATCTGGCGAATATCGATAAGCCGATCCGCACAGACGCAGAAGGTCGTGCAAAAGCTAAACAGCCACGCAGTACCCGTATCAGCTACTTGCAGGGTAAGATCGATAAGAACACTCAAGCGATCAAAAAGCTGGACAAAGAACTCGACAAGTTAGACGCTAAGATTGACCCACTGCGACGAAACGTCGTGGACGCTACGCAGAAGCGTAAGCAACTTTTGACCGTCAAAAAGCTACGCCGCGCAGCCATGAATGACCAAGCCAAAGGTGCACGGAAAGCCAAGCGTAAACTGAAGCAAGCCAAGCGTCTGACTAAGCGCAAAGAAAACGATCAGCCACTCGAACAGTACGTTGAAGAACTGACGAACACACTCGGATCTCGCACAAGTTCTCAAGCACCACGCGGTGCACTATCGACAGACGTGCTGGAATCGTCGCGCCTCAAAGAGCGCATGATCAAGCTGACAAACGAACAGCGTCGGGAAGCCCACAAACTAGGCATTCTCAAGAACGACATGTACGAAAGTCTGTATCGCGCCAACATCGATATCGCCCAGCGCATGGCCTTCAGAAAAACCTTTGGACACTTTGGTGGAAGCGAAACGGAAATACTGAAGGGTATGATCAAAGCAGTCGATGACGATTACCTCGACATGATCGCAAAGGCACAGCGTGAAGGCGCAACGAAAAAGCAGATCAACAAGCTGGACAACGAAAGACTGAAGGCCGTCAAGGACGTCGAACTGGGCGTCAGACGTCAGCTTGGTCAATTAGACTTACCAGCCGATCCCGAAAGTCTGTTGAACTTTACGATGCAAAAAATCAGAGAGTTTAACTATGTTCGCTACGGCTCTGGATTTGTGATCCCCAGCTTGACCGACCTCAGTAACACAGCGATGACTACCGGTTTCGGTACGTTTTCATATCGCAATCTCAAGGCAATCAATCAGACACAAAAAAATATGGCTAACCCTGAGATCAAAAGTCTAATGTATGCGCTAGAACTGATGGGTCATGGCAACCGGACGATGGCAATGAACGGTGCTGACGATATGCGTCTCCAAGCCGGTGTGGGTGACTATGGGACCGTCAAGCACTACACCACAAGTTCCGTTGATAGGATCATGCGTGGACTGTCCGATACCACCTCGTATGCCAGTGGAATGATGTGGTGGAACTCGCGCCTCAAGATGTTGGCGATGGTCGAAATGCAGAACAATTTCTGCCGTATTTCGAAAGATTACGACAGCTTACTCGCGGCGGCTTCTGCCAATGATCCAATAGCCAAAGGCAAAATAGCACAGCTTGCGGCCTCTGGTCTCGGATCGACTGAGATGCGTAATATCCAGAAGATGTTCAAAAAATACCCACCCAAAGAAAACGATGCGGGTGTCTTTGAACTCGGCATGGCGCGTTGGCTTAAAGAGGGACGCGAAGGACAAACAGCACATCAAGACGTAATGATCGCTTTGGAGAACGCTGCGAACCGTGCGGTCATGACGCCGTCCAAAGGTGACACACCGTTCCTGATGTCCAACGAGTACGCTAAGATTATCGGTCAGTTTCAGACCTACGGGTTTGTCGTGATGACGAAGTTCATGGTCCCTGCGTTTCAACGAATGGCAAACTATGGTGACATGCAAGCGTTCAGTTCGTTTGCCTTCGCACTTGCCTTGGGTACTGCCGTTGTCGGCGCGAAAGACATGCTGCGTTACGGCGAGATCAAAGAGCGGGACGCGGGTTCGTGGGCGTATGACGCGATAGATCGATCAGGATTCCTGACGTACCTATCGACGCCTATTGACGCCATCGCGACCCAAACGGGAATGTCGGAAGGTGCAAGCCGGTACAGCCGCGAGAACGCACGACTGTCTCTAGTGCTTGGGCCGTCAGCGGGTCTGCTTACCGACACCTTTAATTTGGCTTTCGAAGACAATCGGCTAGAGACCGCGCAAAAACTCCTACCGTTCAAACTGTACCAACAAATCTACAACGTCGCGACCGGCGGTTACAAATAGAAAGGACGTAATGATGGCTAATGCCCGTGACGTTTTCAATGTCGATGCCAATAAAGCTGGACTAGCTGATCCACAGAACCGGCAGTTTGACTTGTCGTTTCCCTATCTGTCTCAATCTCATGTCAGCGTGACAGTCAACGGTACAGCAACCACAGCGTTTACCTTCGCGACCAGTACGCGCATCCAGTTAAACACTGGGCCAACTGCCGGTGATGTCGTGGTGCTTAAACGTGCCACCTCACCAAACACACGGCTAGTGGACTATCAAACCGGCTCAGTGTTGTCTGATGAAATCCTCGACAAGGATAGTCTCCAAGCATTCTATCTGGCCCAAGAAGCCAACGACGTCGCAGACATTGTGTTGTCTAAAAACGCGAGTAATCTTTACGACGCCGGTAACGAGCGGATCACCAACGTAGCAGACCCAACAGGCGCACAAGACGTCGCCACTAAGAACTATTTAGAAAACACTTGGTTATCTGCCAGCGACAAAACGCAACTCAATGCGTTGAACACCACGAACCTAAACACCGTCGCGGGGTCCGTTAGTAACGTCAATACGGTTGCTGGAGACATAACTAACGTCAACACGGTCGCAGGGAAATCCACCGAGATTGCCGCGTTGGCAACCACAGACAACGTATCAAACATGGACACACTTGCAGCTAGCGGTGTCGTTGGAAACATCGCGTCAGTCGCAGGGATTTCATCAGACGTAACCACAGTTGCCGGTAAAGCCAGTTTGATTACGTCAGATTTCGTCAGTGACCTAAATACCGTTGCGGTGACTGACGTAATTAACGACATCAACACGTTGGCAACAAGTGACATTGTGTCGGACTTAAACACGTTAGCGACGAGTGACATTGTGTCGGACCTCAACACGTTAGCGACATCAGATATCGTTTCGGACGTAAATTTATTAGCGACATCAGATATCGTTTCGGACCTCAATCAACTTGCGACTAGTGATTTTGTAAGTGACCTCAATCAACTTGCGACAACCACAAACGTCAACAATTTGGGAACCGTTGCGGGTGCGA